TGCAGTGACCTTGTCGGTCAGGGCCAGGATGAAGTCCAGGCGGGCGCTACGGTCGGCCATGTGTGTCCTATCCGTTCAGCGCATGGGCAATGCCGTTGGCCACGGCAAATTCCATGCGCTTCCAGTGTTCGTCTTCCAGCCACTTGGCCGTGCCCATGTTTTCGATGCTGGGCTCGGCACCAGGTAGCCAACGGTTGGTCAGGGCCATCAACTGGCCCAGACCGTCCTCGGTCAGGCGGTCAGCGTGCTCAAGGGCTTTTTTACGATGATCTCGACGTCAGGGGCGTACTCCTCGAGGAGCGCGCCGGCGATCTGCATCGTCATCACCGGGTTGGCCATCAGCTCGCGCAGCTCCGCTTTCTGCGCCGGCAGCACAGTGCTGCTCAGCAGGTTGAAAGACGGCGCAACTTTGTTGTTGGCGGTCATGGCGTTGAAGTACTTGGTCACGTCCTGGGGCGAGAGGGTGAAAGCGAATTCTTTGTCGCCGACTTCCAGGGTGATGTCTCGGGATTGCATCTGGCTCATGTTCGTGTCCGTTGTAGTGGTTGGTTGAAGGGGTGAATCAAGTCAGCGCAGGCACACCTGGCTGACGTAGTCCTGCAGGCCCAAGATCATTTGCTTGCTGTGGGCAAGCTGATCTCTGAGGGTGAAATAATCCGATCGAGCGTCTGCTGCGAGTTCGGCGGCGCCTGCATCAGCCACGCCGCCGGCGGCGGTGGTGTCTGGCGTGTTGATGGTGCAGGCGGCGTTGACGAGCAGCCGCTGACGGCCATGGGAAACATCAAAGCGCAGAGTGTCGATTTGAGTGCGTGCATCGTTCAGTTCCTGGGTACGGTTACGGTCGATCGCGTCACGGGAAGCGATCATTTCGCCGCTGATTCGGGCGGCTTCCCGCAGTCCGCTGGCTTCGTACTCGGCGGCGTCGCGTTCCGCGCGGGCGGTGTCGCGCTGGCCTTCGAGGATCTGGAAGCCCACGAATGCAGCTAGGCACACCAGGAGCGGGAACAGGATCTCGCGGAGCATCACAAGCCCTCCGCGCACAGTGCCGCTTCCGCTCGCCGGCGAGCGTGCAGCCCCGGTACAAATTGCTTGCGGCCGTGGGCATCGGTGACCGACGACCAAACGGGGGTTTTGCCATCTGGCGCCCAAGCCAGCGCCTTGCAGCCTTCGGCAATGCGGCCCGCGTTGATCAGGCCGACAGCGCGACTGGCGCAGGTGCTGGGCACGCCGAAGTTGTGGGAATGACTGGTCAGGGCATCGAAGGTCTTTTGCCCGATCGCCTGATTGCGCAAACAGTCGGCCAGAGCCAGCTGGCCTTTCTCGACCACCAGCTGCTCCACCTCGGCGCAACGTACCGGCGACCAGTAGTCACCGACGACCAGCGGGTAAGGGCTGGTGTAACGAGTGATGCCCTTGCAGACGGTCGGCAGACCTCGGGCCAGTTTGTCGGCGTAGACGACGTTCTGGCCGTTGCCTTCCCACTTGCCCAAGAACGCAAGCAATGGCGCGCTGGCCAGCACTAACGCGCCGACGGCAATCTTGTTGCGCAGGCTCATGGGAACAGGACCCGCAGCAGCGCAGGCCCGACCATCTGCGCAACTACGCCCAGTACGGTCAGCACAGCGAGCATCCGGGTGACCTTGATACCGATGTCGGACACGGTCGCGGTCAGCTCACGCTGGCCGTCGTTCAAATCCGAGAGCTGGACGGCCATGTGTTCAAACTCTCCCTCCAACCGCGTGACACGCGTCGGCACGGTTTCATGGCGCTCCTCGAGGTCACCTACACGGTGTTCAAGCACGGCGAAGCGACTTTCCAAACTGGTTTTGGGCTTGGCGCGAAGGGTCATCGGCGCTGTCCTTGTTCGGCGAGGGATTGGCACGGCACACAGCGGGTCATGCCGCCCAGCGCCTGGCGTTTTTCCGGGATTGGTTGGTCGCAGTCTTCACAGTGGGTCAGGCTGGGCCCGATCGGCCGCGTGCGCGCCAACTGGGCGGCGATCGCCTGGTCACGCTGGCGTTGTTCCAATGCCTGGGCGCGGTCGAACGGGCAAACCATTAGCGCAGGCCCTCGATCTCGGCCGCAGCCAGATATGGCACGCCGTTGACGCGGATGAAGTCTGGACTGGTGACCTCGAACGGCACCTTGTGCTTGGACTTCTCGCCGCCTTTCGGGTCGACACTGAGCAGGCTGGACACTTTCAACTTGCAGCCGAAGGCCTCGATGCGCAGCTCTTCCTCGCCGGCCTTGGCGAAGAACACCGAGTCGAAAGGCTCCAGCTGCCGAAAGCTGCCGGCAGAGCGTGCAGCCTCGATCAGCAGGTTGAAGTTGCTGGTGTCGAATTCGAACTCGCCGCTGGCTGCCACGTCGCCGTCAACATGGCCATTCGGGACGCCACGGGTTTGCGCCACGGCGGTGTTGTCGGTGATATCCAGGGTGCAGCTTTCGACATGCACCTGCAGATCGCCGAGGTTGATGTCGAAATTTTTACCGCCAATACGGGACATAGGGGGTTACTCCGAATCGTCGCTGGAAAGATCCAGGGCAATGTTCGCGGTCAGGTCTTTCGGGCAGTTGAGCGGCCGGATCTTGATGTAGATCTCAACCTTGGTTTTGCTGGTCCAGGTCAGGACGATGTCGCCGTCTTTCGGGGACTCGATCTCACCCGGGAACACTTCGCCGGCGAAGGTTGTGGACTTGGCCATCTGGCGCAGCGGTTTCATGAACGCGCTGATCGCGGCGGCCACGCTGTTGGGCGTGTTGTTCAACCGGCGATCACCGACACGGCGAATCAACAACGGGCGGACTTGGCGAGCCGCCTTGTCGGCCAATCGCAGGTGCTCGACCACTTGAAAGTCACTGGCCGGCGCATCGAGCATGTTGCCGTCGCCCCAGAACACGCCCGGGTAATCGGGGTAGGTTTGGGACACAGAGAAGCGAGCCTTATCCAGCTCGGCGCGGATCGCAGACGGTAGCGGCACCCCATCCTTGTCGACAGGGATCGGGCCGAGGCCCAACACAGCGCCGGACGCCACTCGCATGGGGCTGTCGGCGATGCTCACCGCGGCGTTGGCCAGTCGACCAGCCAACACGCCCAGGTCATTGCCGTGAAGTTGCGGCACCACCAGGACACGCGGCGCCGCCAAGTCGGCCGTGATTGTCTTCTGCTCGATCAGGTATTCAGCCCACGCCTGTTGAGCGGCAATGCCGGCAATCGCCGCCATGACGAAAGCACGACGGCCAAAGGTGTTGTTCAGCGCGATCGCCGCGTCATGCATGAGCGACAGCTGCGCGCCCTGCGTTACCGGCTTGGTGATAACCACCGCTTCCACCGAGAACCCTTTTTGCTGGGCGTTTTCCAGCGCTTCGGACCACTCACCGTCTGCTGCGATCGGAGCGGCCAGGCACGCCCAGCGATCGCCGCCATTCAAGCGCGCAGCGGTGATCTGGGTTTTCAGGTCGCTGGAGGGAATGCCCAGCGCGTTGTCCAGGTCGCTGTCAGTGTTGAGAGCGAGCACCTGACCGACGTTTTTGGCGGCGGTGCCGATGAAAAGGAAATAGCGTTCGATCTCGGTCACGGCACCTTGGCCGAGATTGAGGTTGTTAACGCTGACTTTGCCGAGTGCCATGCAGTGCCTCGCTAGCGGGGTGAATTAAGAATTTGTTGGAGCACCTGGTTCAGCAGCAAGCCGGTGTCTCGTTCAGTGCTGACGCCGATGAACTGGCGCTTGGGCAAGGTGATTTCCCAGCTCTGCGCGCCGCTGCCTTCGGCTTTTTCGTCGTCCAAGATGCGGATCAGCAGCCCCGCTTTGGCGTAGTTCACATGCTCCTGAATCCAAGCCACGGACGGCCTGGTCAGCGACTTCTTGCCCTCCTGGCGAACCTTGAAACCCAGACGACGCAAACGCTTTGCCTGCTTTTCAGTCGCTGCCAGGCCATCAGGCACCTTGTTCCATCGCTTCATCTGCGCGGCGGTGCGGCGCTCACTGACGCCGTTGTGCTGCTGCGCTGCGACCCAACTCGTCAGGGCGTTCTTCCAGCCCAGCACCGCTTCGTCGGGGCTCACGCGGGTGACCTGCATCAGCTTGGCCAGACCCGCTTCCATCTTTTTCTTGCCCTTGCCAGAGCCCTTGCGCGCTTCGAACGGCGACCCGTCCAGGTTCTGCTGATCGCGTACGCGCTTGCGGCTCATCGTTCGCACGCGCTTGGAGACGTTGTTCAGCAATCGCCGGCGCAGCTGGGGCGGCAGACTCAGCAGCGCCAACTGCTCACGCACCCCCAGGTAACCCCGGGCATCGAGCTCGAACGTGCTACGACCGGCCACGGCTCGACACCTCACCGTGTTCGGCAACCCACAGGTCAAACGGGATGAACGACCAGGTCTTACCAAAACCCTCGATTTCGCCCTCCGGATCCTCGGCCAGGTATTGCGGCTCGATGAATTCGAGAGTGATGTCGACGTCGGCCAGATCGCTGTCGAGCATGGTGATGTCGAACTTCGCCGCCGGCAGTTCGTCGCGGTCTTGGTCGTTGTTCTCCAGCCAGCTGCCGACCAGTGCCATCAGGCGCCCCGGGTGATCGTCGAAACGCTCGAGCGCGATCGTGGCGCTGTAGCGCATGTCACCCATGCGCATGCCGCCGACATCGGGTTTCCAGATCAGCTCGAGGTTCACCTGGTCAGTCCAGCTGTCCAGCTGCTCGGGCTGGACCAGGCGGCGCTCGATCAGGTACGCGGTCAGGGCGCGAAGCTTGTTCACAGCAGTGCCGCCGTGATGCGGCCACGGCCCTGCAGCGAACGAACGGCTTGCTGGCTGAACTCCAGGAACGTTTCCTTGCGCTCTGGCGCCTCTTTGCCCAGGTTCTCGGCACTTTCGCGTCGTACGATCGATGCGAATTCAGGCAGCAAGCTGGCCTTGGCGCGGCAGTACACAGCGCGCTTGTAGGTCTCCGCTTGAAAGGTGCGCTCCGGCAGTACGGTGGTGTCTGCAGACTCAACGCGTGACACTCCAGCGGCCTGCCAGCGCGCTT